GTTTTCATTGTTTATGTACCTTTTTCTAGTTGATAAATAATTACTGTTCGCCATTATAAACATAGAAAGATATCGAATGCAAGCATATTAATACAATTAAATGTAATGAGTTTCAATGGCCCGGAATAGATGCTATATATATAATAGATCAATACGTTATTAATAGGATGTAACTGCTATGGTTTACTTATCACGTTACATGGATAGGGTATATAACTAGTTTGATTTGATGTGTGAAAAGACTAATTAATCATGACACCTATATATTCTGAGAGGTATTTAAAAGACTGTGAATAACTTGTGATCTCGCTGTGGATAAGCTGTGATTTCCCTGTGGATAACCTGTGGAGAGAGCGACCCTTTGCCCCCCACCCCCACACCTCCTTACTAGGGGGTCATACACAAATTTTTGCTATCTTTTTGTAGAAACGGTTTATAAAGGCTGTTGTGCTACAGATATCGTGTCATAGGTGAGATGTTAACATATATGTTTTAGAGATATATTTTTTAAAGACATAATATGACAACCTATGATGGTTATCATATGTAGAAGACCTTTCCTCCTAAATGCTAAAGCGATACGGGACCAAACCCGTATATAGAAAAGAGTATTTTCGATATGGGGACACTCCCTTAAAAAGGAGGGATAGCTCTAGTTTATCTAGTAAAGTCTTTCGACTCCGCGTCCACGATTCCTGTACTCCTTCCGACTAATGTTCTGTCTAGTTTGGCGAGGTAATCTCTGCGGTTAAACTCGTTTATTCCCTTGGTCACTATCTACCTACGGGAGGGCTGGGTCATGGCCCCTGTACTATTACAATAGCATAACTAGTATTTGAGTCAATCAATATTAGTGGATCAATATGCCTGATTAATAACCGTTATGCGTAAAGTGTCATATATGACAGTTGACAGTTTAATGCCCTTTTATTACCACAGTTTAATCAAACGTTTTCTGTGGTAACTATTTACTACTTGACCAACAATATCTATGAGATATACTCATATTATGGAATATAAGATACCTGAGTCAATACAGATAAAGAAGTTAAGGAATAAGGATCACAGGCATTTTGTGGTATTACCTTTTAAGGCCATTATCGATAAGAAAGTTAGTGCAGCGAATATTAGAACACTAGGCATCTTATCGGCTTATTGTAATAAACAAGGATTCAGTATTGTTGGATTAAGGACGATGGCAAGTAAGTTGCAAACCAGTTATCAGAATGTCTTTAGTCAGTTAAAGAAGTTAGAGCAATTGGGTTATGTGGAGAGTAGAAAGAACTCAGCTTACCCGGGGATCAGAGGTAATCTTAGACGGATTGTTTATGATGACAGTATTAAGTGGGATGATGTAAAGGGATACATGTTAGATAATGAAGACATCAACCATATATTAAAAGTTAATAAGATCGATAATTACCGGGAGGACTAAATGTTAGCTGAATTTGTTTTAGTGGTATCAGTCGTTACTATGCCAACAGACTTTAAATACATTGGTCATTTTGTTAATTGCGATCAGGCGCAACTGCATATGAAATTAAATATACCTGGGGTAAAAGAGTCAAGATGCTTGTTGGAAGAATACATACATCTTCCTAATAATATTAAAAAGCGAGTGATAACCATACATGATGGAGATAAAGGATTTTTATCAGATGATATGTACTGAGTTTAATGAAGGGAACCCATTAGAGTATAGGTGGACGAGGTCTGATGGCTATTGGAAAATGACTAAGGGGTTTTCCAGTGGCCCAAGGCGAGAAGTGAAAGCATCGGACCTCATGGAATTATTACGATATGAAAGGGAGATTGATAAAATGAAAGATAAGAAGAAGAAAGAACCAAGTCGCAAAAGTAAGAAACCCTATACTAAGTACCTGGGGGATTAAGATGGATACTAAATTAAAAGAAGTTATCTACAGAGAATGTAATACTTGTAATACACAATATAGGATATATCGTAAGAATCAAAAGTTTTGTTCACATGCATGTAAAGCACAGGCCAGAAAAGATTTAAGAGAAACGCCAAAATGTAGAGCGTGTCATGAAGTATTAATTGGCTTGCCAAGAGGTGCCAGGTATTGTAATCATAATTGTTACTTAGACGGTCAAAAAAATCGTAATGGTCGTCCCTGTAAAAATTGCGGGACTACATTTGGTTCGGAGTTAGTTAATGGTACAATTTTTGTTAAAGCAACCAATAAAGTGACAGCAAGAGACATCTATTGTTCAATGGCATGTGCTGCTGAAGATAAAAGAGGTGAAAAAGCCTTGCAATGGAAAGGTGGGACAACCATTGGTAACAGAAGTAAAGAGGTGATGGTGTTGATTCAAAGTGCTAATTGCACACTAGGCATTAGAGATATATATAGAGCCAGAAAACGATTAGTAACTGAGTCTGTGTTGAATAGAAAATTACAAAGAACGGAGTGTGTATTACATATTGACGGCAACCCTACTAATGACGCTATCAGTAACTTGTATATATGTGATTTAGTGACAATAAAAAAATTCAATAAACACACAATTAAGATTACCCAAAGTAATTTATATAACTATGATAAAGGAGAAGTATAATGAGTGATTTAAAACCATTCTTGGTTAGACTGACACCGCAAAGTGTTGATTTGTTGTCTAAGGCAGCAAAGGACCAAGAAAGAACAAAAGCTAGTTTAATTAATGAGGCTATTAAATCCTACCTAACTAAGGATATACATAGTAGACTCAATAGACTATGAACCCCACTATACGATTAGAGTTGCCTTACCCACCCAGCGTTAATAGTTATTGGTTGGCTAATGGACATAGACGTTATATTAGTCCGGCAGGAGTGAAGTTTACTCAAGAGGTATCGCTTATCGTAAAGAACCAAAAACCGAAAACTTTTGGCGACAAGCAAGTAGCCATAAGTGTCATGATTTACCCTAGATCAAAGAGAAGGTTTGATTTAGACAATACCCTAAAAGCTATTTTAGATGCACTTATGAAGGCTGGAATGTACGATGATGATAGCCAGATTGAATATATCGAGATAGCCAGAGGTGAACAAGTAGTCGGTGGAAAAGCCGTTATACATTTATATGATTTTATAGGAGAAGAACATGGCAGATGCGTATGAAGTAAAACCAGGTCAAGGCTCAGTATGGGTTAATGATAGAAAGCAGAGGATTGGCATGCTGATTGGAGAGGTAAAATTTTATTACCCGATGGTAGTGAACATTACATCGACTTATGGGATAATGAAAAAAACGGGAAGGTTTGGCGGGGAATTAAGATTGGTAATCCTGTGGCGAACACCGATTCCGGGACACAGGTACCAGTACAAAATACGAACCAAGCTAGTCAACCTGTGGACAACGTCGGAGAACTTGAGGACGATTTACCCTTTTAATGGCTGAAACTAAAAACAAAAACAAACCTATCCCGTCATTATCGGGATATGGTGGTGTCAGAACACTTCAGCGAAACTTGGAGAAAAGCACGACACTTGCTGCAAATAGAGAGGCTGTCGTGTACAGCCTTCTTTCTATTGCGAACACAAAGATTACTGACTTTATGGAATGGGATAACACAGGCAACGTAAAAGTTAAAGCCAGTGCTGACATTCCTGAGCATGCATTACAAGCAATTAAGTCTATTAAGATTAATCCAGATGGAGACATAGCTATTGAGATGTGGGACAAGGTTGGTATATTACGTATACTCGCTAAAGCATCTGGTCTTCTTAATAACCCAGAAGAATCTGACAAGCCGTCAGTGATTGGAATTAATATAAAGGCCCCAACAACAGTGAACAACGATGAATCCTAAAGGGACACAAGTGGGTGGAAGTCATTACACTAAGATGAAGATACAGCCTATGGAGTTTTCTATGGCTAACAAATTAAACCCAATGCAACATACCATTATTAAATATGTCTCTCGTGTTGACCTTAAAGGCAATGGCGATGAAGATATAGACAAGGCAATACACACACTTCAACTTTGGAAACAATGGAGGAAAGAGCATGGAATTTAAGACTGAGATTGATAACCTTCGAGAAGGGTTTGCAATACACCGCCAGCATAATGATCGAATCATGGTCATTATTGATGCCTTATATACTGAGAACCAAGAGCTAAAACGTATGATGACAATGAAGTTTAAAGATATAGACGATGAGCAATAAAAAAGTACGTAGTCAAAAATCTATGAACGGTCCAGGCATTGACCTAGACTTTAGTAAGTCGCCTATTGTTTATGACTTCTTACAAAGTAATTCTTTTGTTAGAGGTTTAATGGGACCAGTAGGGTCAGGCAAATCTTATGCTTGCGCTGCTGAGGTTATGATGAGAGCAGTTAGACAGAAGCCATCGCCACACGATGGTATTCGTTAT